TTGAAACAAGTTATTCTCGATTATAACCAGGGCGGGGATGAAAACTACAGTAATATTCTCGGAGTTTATATTGATGCCGGTTCTGGTGGTGGTGGTGTTAATATTGCTGACTATTTAATGCCTGATTGGAAAGATAAATCCGGTAAAACTCATAGAGGACTGATTGACAAAGAATATTCAGAAGAATATGTTAAAAAATTCCCAAACGCAGTCAATAAGCTTCATTTAATGGAACCAACTAAATACAAATCAGAAATGTATGAAGCCATGATTGAGATGATGAATCAGGATAAAATTGAGTTTACGGCTACATACGATAACAAAGGATATCTTACAATATTTGATATTGATAAGGATAAATACGAAAAAACTAAAAAAGATCTAATTGCCAAATATAAAAAACAGAAAATGACAGATGAAGAAATTGATTACAATGTTCAAAAAGAATTAGATAAACTTCAAAATGTTAAGAGCCATATTGAAAAATTAAATTGGCAAGAAGAAGCTTCTCTCTCAAGTATCGATGCATTAAAAGAGGAACTTGTAAATATGATCCGTATTCCACGACAATCAGGAAAAGATTCATTTGAATTGTGTCCTGAAAAAGCTAACCGTCTTCATGACGATAGAGCTTACGTTACATGTATGTGTTCTTATGCTCTTCAAACTGAACGCCGGAAAAATATTACTGCAAAACGTAAACCTAAAGTTGACAAATCGTTAGTTCAAAAACTTACGATTAGAAAAGGCGTTGTACGTTCTATGTTCGAAACTTAATATAATTATATGATATTTCAAAGGAGGTGCTGTTACTTGGCTAGACAACAAGGAAATATTTCTGCAAAAAAAGTTTCTACTGCAAAAAAAATTGATCCAGCACCTTCTCAGCTGAATAATACGGCTGAAATGCGTGATTGGTATCAAAAAAATAAAAAAAATATTGAAAATTATGCTGCTGCTATGGAAGGAGCAAAATCTCTTCGTGATATCACTAAGACAAGCACTAAAGCGGTGACAGCTTATAGTAAGGACAGTCTTCGTACTTACCTGCAAAATATTGGAAGTAATGAAAAGAATTTAAGAAATTTATCAAGATATCTTTATTATCGATGTCATGCTTATTATAGATTAATTGCATATAATGCAAACATGTTTTGTTTAGATGCAAGATCTGTTATTCCGGAATATGATATGGTTGCAGGCGTAGATACGAATGCCATGCTTAGTTCTTATCAGGACACATTAAATGTGTTGGATAAGTTAAATCTTCAGTATGAGTTCTTAAAAGCTTATACTATTTGTTTTAGAGAAGATGTTTTTTATGGATGCGCTTATTATGATGAAATAGGAATGTTTATTCTTCCGCTTGATCCAGATTATTGTAAAATTTCTGGTATATACAATACCGGTGATTTCGCGTTTGCAATGGATATGAGTTATTTCAGATCCAGACAGACTATGTTGGAATTATGGGGTGAACCTTTCCAGTCAATGTATCGTGCCTATGAAAGTGATACTACAAATGGAAAGTGGCAGCCTATGCCAGATGAATATGCTATTTGCTTAAAAGCCAGAGCTGAAGATTGGGAAACTGTAGTCCCACCATTCTCTGGTTTGTTATCTGGAATTATCAATCTTATTGATTTAGACGATCTACAGGCTATTGCTGACGCTCAGGATATTTATAAAATGATCTGGTTAGAACTTGAAACGATAACTGGTAGTGAGGATCCAGACGATTGGAAAGTTAATCCGGATATTGTTATTGAGTATTTTAACAGGATGATTAATGAATGCCTTCCTGACTATACTTCTGCTGCTATTGTGCCAGGAAAATTAGATCAGATTTCGTTTAATAATGATAAAGCAACAGATACGAACAAAATAGCAAAAGCTACAGAAACTCTTTTCAATTCTTCTGGTGGCGCTCAAATTCTTAATAGTGCTACTATCTCAGGTACAACAGCCTTTGGAGCAGCAATTCGTGCCGATACAGAATTAGCTATTTCTATGCTTCTACCACAGACTCAGGGATGGGTTAACCGCTTCCTTACATATTGGGTCTCTAACCCAGCCAAGGTAAAATTCTTTGAAGTTTCTGCTTATACAAAAGATGAATTTAAAAAAGAACTTTTGGAGGGAGCGACTAATGGTTTACCTACAAAATTAGCCTATAATACATTAAATCAATTCTCTGAGAAAGAAACTATGGCTTTAAATTATTTAGAAGAACAAGTGCTTGGTTTATCCAATTTGTTTGTTCCTCTTCAGACATCCTATACACAAAGTAATAGTTCGAATAATGGCGGCGCCCCTCAAAAAAGTTCAACCGAAATCACCGATGATGGGGAAGCTTCAAGAGATAAAGTTGACAAAGCAAATGGATAAATTCATACCGGTATTTAAAATGTTAATACCGCTAACCGATAATAATTATCTGTT